ATGCATCGGACACGGAGCGGCTGGTCTTCGCCGAGACGACCTTAATGAGCCTGTACGTCAGGCTTTACGGCAATGGCCAGCCAGGAGATATCGAAAAGATACACAAGATGATCGGGTCAGTGAACAAAAAGCTGGACGATCTCGATAAGTTCCGGTGGAAGCTGGTCGGGGCTTTTGGGTTTATATCATTAATCCCCCTGATCATTGAGATCATCAGGTCAACCAGAAATGCCTAAGAACCGTCGCCTCACCGCAAAACAACTGGCCGCAGAGCCGGACGTACAGTTACGTGACAATATCCGTCCCCTGCTCTCTGGATTCTGGAAGCAGCTTCAGGCTGGCGTGGATCGTGGTGACATGAAGGCCCTGAAAATGGCGGCTGAAATCGTCAACTACACCAAAGGGCCTGGCGGCATTACGATCTTCAATCAGCAGATGGTAGCCGGTGGTGGCCGCGTTGAAGGCCAGCGCGCTCGAAGCTTCGATCAGATCATCGACCAACTCGAAGAGAAGGACCGTGTGCGCGGCCTGCTCGCCAATTCGAATGAAGTGGCAGATCTGGAAGAAGATATCACTGATGCTGAAACGGAGGACATACCGGCTGCCGAACTTCAGGACGCCTGAGCATGTCTTCGCCTATCATCACGCCAGAATCGCAAATCATCGCCTCAAAATCCCCGCTGATTAAAATTGCCCGTACTACTTGGGAGCGCGACCCAGGGATTGCGGACATGCTCGATTACTTCGATGATCCGCGTTTCGAAAATCTGAAGTCAGACGCAGAAAGGTTTTCATCTCTGACTTCCAAAGAAGCGCAGGCGATCATCCGAATCGCCAATAAATGCCGGGAAGATTTCACCTATGCTGCCAGGAACTTCTTCTGGATTACGGATAAGAAGCGCGGAGCCGTGCTCTTTTCGCTCTGGGAGTCACAGGAACTGATATATGAGCACATGCTGCGCCTGAAGTACAAAGGCAAAGCCCAGAAGATACAGGTGCTGAAGGCGCGGCAGCTTGGGGCCTCTACGCTCATAGAAGGGCTGATTGCATGGAAGTCTATGTTCTTTAAGAATGTTAATGCAATCGTTGTCAGCTATGACCCGGAACACGCTGCGTATCTGTTCGGAATAATGCAGTACATTTACGACCGTATGCCGTGGTGGCTGAAGCCAATGTGCTCAGCGCGTGAGTATAAAGATGGCCTGACTTTTGAAAACCCGGATCAGGATGACAGGCGAAAGAACCCAGGGCTTGGCTCCAAAGTTATGGTGCAGGCCGCTAATAAACGTACCGGGGTAGGTCAGGGCGTACGTATTTCAGCCGCGCATCTTTCGGAATATGCAGATTGGAACCCAGCTTATGCGCGCGATGTAATCGAAGAGGACCTTGGGAATGCGCTTGCGGAAAATGCCGAGACGTTCGCTGTCCTGGAATCTACCGGTAAGGGGCTCGGGTACGCCTACGACTTATGGAATAAAAACGTTGAACTTGGCGATGAGGCCGAATGGCACCCCGTGTTTCTTCCATTCTTCTTTGAATCCACTCGCGTAATTGCTCCGCCGCGCGGGTGGCATCCTGAGCCGCCAGAACTTCAGATTCGTCAGCGTGTATCGACCGACTGGCTGCGATGTAACAACGAAGAATGCTTACAGTATCACGAGCGTTATCTCAAAACAGAGGACCGGGACGGGTATTACTGCTCCACCTGCGGGGTAGGCAAGCTCCAGATCTACCAGCTATCCGATGGCCAGCTTTACTGGATGCACCGAAAGCGGAAGAACTCCGAAAAAGACGCTGAATCGCTTAAGAAATTGCGGCAGGAAATGTGTTCCACAGCCGAGGAGGCATGGCAGACAAGCGGCTACCAGGTGTTCACGGAAGACTCTATGTCCCTGGTAGATTCCATGGTTCGCCCGCCAATAATGCAGGGATTCATCGATAAAAACGGGAAATTTCATGGCTGTAACCCGAAGAACCGTGTTGTTCATCCTACTACCGGCGAGTATTACGACAAATGCTATTTGGATGGGTGCGAGGTAGATCACAGCTACGGAGATGAGCACGGGGAGGTCCCGCTGAAAGTATGGAAAGAGCCGGAAGACAACTGCGAATACTGCATCGGGGCCGACGTTTCAGAGGGGCTTGGTGGAGATGCCGACTTCAGTGTTGGCGCGGTCATGAAGGTAAACAAAACCGGAGGCGCGGACGAATTCGTCGCTACTTTCCGGTCGAACATGACTGACCCGCTGGCTTTCGCTTTCGTCCTGAATGCTCTTGGGTGGTGGTACAGGAACAGTGAGGGCACCCCGGCCCTGATGGCAATCGAGTGCAACCGGTATGACTCCTGCCAGGCGTGGATGAGAAACCAGCTTCAGTACCCTAACCTCTACCGGTGGAAGCAACTGGACTCGATTAACCCGCTTACCAACAAACTTGGCTGGTTCACCCAGTCAAATTCGAAGCCACGTCTCTGGCAGACACTTCGCAAATGGCTACGCGATAAGCTTCTTCTGGTTTACTCGCATAACTTCGCAAAAGAGATGCGGACTTTCACCAAAGACGACTGGGAAGAAAAAGGCGCATCTCATGAAGGCGGCTCAAAAGACGACGAACTAATGGCCAGTATGATTGCCCTGTATTGCGCTCATGAGAGCGACTGGGATGAAAGTCTGGGCCAGATCAACGTGCGGAAAGAGCTTACGCTCGAAGAAGCGTCATGGCACGTTCACTGCCAGTCTGATCAGTGCAAGTTCATCGATGCCGCTAATAACATCAGCAAGATTGACAGGTGTCGCCGCTGTGGATCTCGCGTTATTCAGTTCGTCCCAAATCGGGATATGCGGGCGAATGATAACCAGATAGATCCGTTCATGCGTGGCATCATTTCAGAGCATGAAGCCCAGGACTATGCAGTCCCGGTCATACATGGCGGCGAGCAGGAAATGCCAGACTGGACTGAGCAAGGCCCTCCGCTCGACTAACATCTTAAGTCATACGTAAAAACTGGCTGGCCCTTATGAGCCAGCCAGTTTGGTTTGGCAGTTACCTCCCCAGGCACTTTCCTTTCCTGTATTAGTGTAATACAACAGTACACGCCATAGCAACAACTGCGGTCAATATTTTCCAACACATTTGTAGACGGATATGTTTCAATGGGGTCATGCCAAAGAAAGCAGATATATCCGCTAACGCCCCTGTTTTGCTTACTATCCCGCCTATACAGGTAAGCCAGGAAACATACAATTTTCTCGAAAAAAACGCCAAAGGCAACTTATCAGAGGCGCTTGTAAAATGGGGCGGCTATTTCTTCGACCGGCAAGCCCGTGGCGGCATGATGCTTGAGCCGGAAGATGCTCAGTATCTGGCCGGGCTGCGTGACGGCAAGCCGTTTCGATCAAGCCGCGAAATAGTTAAAGCTGTCGAATCCGGCCTTAACCGGGAAGAGGGCCAATATACACAGACCATCCCGGTTGACCCGGCTCTTTTTGAGCCCCTGAAGGAGCAGGCCCAGGTTATGGGTTGTTCAGTGCAGGATATCCTGACGAATTTGATCAACCAGGCGATGACGAATGGGTGGGCCTACAATTTCTCCCCTGAGCGCCAGCTTAACTTCACGGAACGTGACTATGATGTTATGGCGAAATTCATGGGTAAGCCTTTCTTTTTTGGGGCTGATCTGGTGAAGAAGATCGTCGATCAGACCGCTGAAAAGGTGGCGGCGTAAATGCCGAGTTACGACCAAAGATGTGATGCGTGCTCGTACGTCTTCGACTTCAGATCTCCGATCATGACGTCATCCTGCCCGCCGTGCCCGCGATGCGGGGAAGCAACATCGCGCATTTTCCATGCGCCGGGCGTGATCTGGTCGAAATCACTGGTCGAATATAACGACCCACGAAAAGAGAACGCTGGTCGCGATCAAAAAAACGGCGGCTACTGGGTCAACCGCACGAAAAGCTGGGGTGCTGAGGCAGATGGCAAGCCGCGTCAGGAATTCATTACCACGCCAGCCCAACAGGCGGCATATTGCCGTGAAGAGGGGCTGATTAACCCGCGCGACATACCGAACAACCTGTCGGTGACGGCAGATGGGATGGGCTGGGAAACAGCCAATAAGGCCGAGGTGTAATGGCACAGTTCGAGATACCACGGGCTCCGGTCCAGAGAGAAAAATCGGGTAGCTGGGATCTGCCAGATGGGTATGAGCGCAGGCTGGAGAACTTCCGCATGGCCTCCCGTGAAGAGGCTCGCCGCACGTACCGGATGAATAACGAGGCGGTTAACATCTCCCGCTACATCCGTGCCCTGATGGGCGACCAGCTTCCTCAGTTCCATCGTAAATGGCGCTCTTCTATTGTTGATAACCGCCTTCAGAAGGCCCGTTACGATCACCTGGCTCAGTTAACCGACACCAAGCCGGTGCCGGAGGTCAGCACGCAGGTTGACGCCTATAAAGAGATCGCCTCTGTAATCACGGCTGACCTTAGGTACGCGTGGACCAGAAAAGATATCGACATCGAACTGGTGCGCGCCGCCGATATCGCGGACTGTTATGGCACTGCATTCTGGCGTATTGGCGCTGCCTACCCAGGGAACATGCATATTGATGCCTGCGGGCCGGATCAGGTGATGCCGATACAGCCTGGTTTTGATATTCAGGAATCATCAGCGGTCCTGTTCAGGACATGGCGCGGCGTGCAGTGGCTGAAAAGAAAGTTTCCGTTCTCAACTGCCAATATCGAACGTGAAATCCTGAATCAGCCGTTCTACGGTAATACTGAAAATGGCAACGACATCACGTTCAACCGCCCGGCGGCCATAGATGAGTGGACCTGGAATGGGCTGAGCGGAGCCATGAAGCGGCTGCTCGGGGTGAAGGGCGCTCCAACCCAGGAAAGCGCTGCCGGTACATACTACAAAACCATTGAAGTAGAAGAGATTTTCGTGGATGACGCGTCGGCCAATGAATCGGCCAGTGACGTCATTGTCCGTGACCCATTCCTGACTCTCGACCAGCATAATTGGTGGTACCAGGTAAGACCTAACCAGCGCTTGTTCCCGCGTAAACGGCACATGGTTTTCGCTGGTTCACGTCTGTTGTCAGATGGCCCGAGCCCGTACTGGCATGGGCTGTATCCATTCGCTGTTCTGCGGTTCAACCCGGTGTTCTGGTCATTCTGGGGGCTTTCGAAATATCGCGATCTGCTTCCTCTCCAGATGGCCATCAACCAGATCCTTGGTGGCGGTATGGATCTGATCAACCGCTCGCTTAACCCGACCGCAATCACTAAAGAGGGGGGCGTTAACCCAACTTCATGGCGCAACTTTTATCCGGACATGCCCGGCTATAAGCTCCGTGTCGGCGCGAACGTGCAGTTGAATGACGCCATGAAGTACATGGACCCTCCGGTAATCCCGTCGTACGTGTTCTCAGATATGCTGCGCGGGTGGCTGGCTCCGGAGTGGGATCGCATGTCCGGCGCTGTTGACATCCAGGGGCTGAGCAAGAAGAGGCAGGTCCCCGGTGGCGACACTCTGACTCAGATGCAGGACAGCCTGCAAACCGGTATGCGTCTCGAAGAGAGAATGCTAGAAGTATTCCTGCGCGATGCCGGTGTTCAGGCTATATCAAACGACTTACAGTTCAACACCCTCGATAACCGGCTGCGCACGCTTGGCGAAATGGGCCTCACTAAGGCCGATTTCAATATGGACCTTGGCAATATGCTGCCGGAAGATAGGGCGGCGCAGCCAGATTTCTGGAAGCAGTTTGCTCTTACGGTATCCATTGGCTCCATGCACAGCGGGGCGAAGGACCGCGAGAAGCAGATAGCTATCAATCTGGCAAGCCGTGGACTGCTGCCGATAAAAGAAATGTACCGCGTCCTTGAAATGCCAGACCCGGATTCTCTTATGTCTGAGTTACTGAAAGAAAGGGCGGCTGGGCTCATGGGTGGGTTCGGCAGACAGGACAGGATGACGCGCGGACAACGTAACGGGCAGGCTGCTTAAAATACGATTCGAACAGTCTGAACATAAAATGGCGATGCTGCCCGAACAGCATCGCCATTTTTTATGCAAAAAGTGTTCGTTTGTATCTTAAGGTGTTGACGTAAAACTATCACTTAATCCAAAGTTATAAATGTAGCCCGGAACTTACTGAAAAGTAAAGCGATGGGACTCTGGGGGCATTTATGGCACGCAAGAAGAAAGAACGCAAGGAAAAGCGCTAACCAAAACGCAGGACAGGGTAATTGGAGAAAGGCAAATGAGCAAATCAATTCAGATGGTCGGTTCAGAATCAGACCTTAAGTCCAGCCCCAAGGATATGCGCCAGACCTGGGGCGGGAAGAGCATGATCCAGGAAGTTGGCGGCACTGCCCAGTTAACGCAGGGCGTGACCCCGATGGGCCAGTTTGACAAGCATGTCCGTGGTGGCCGTATGCAGCAGATCGGATCAACCATGGACCTGAAGGGCTTCGCCCCGCATCGCGGGTTTGAATCTTACGATACTCCGATCAGCGATAACTCAGAAGGTTCGATGGATCGGGTATCTGGATACCCGAAGGTCTAACTAAAAGGCATAGTAAATGAACGCCTCTACGCTTCCGCTTCCTCCGGCTATTGCTCAACAGCAACAGGCCCCACTGCACCAGTTTGTACAACAAGCCGGTGCTGGGTCGCCAATGGCCGGAGCGCAGGGCGCTGTGGCGGCAGCGCCCTCTGATCAGTTGATCCAGCAGATTCTGGATCGGGTAGGGAAAGACCTGGAGAGCGTAGCCAAGATTGTGGTGAACGAAAAGCCATATCTGGTGCCGCTACTGAAGCCGGTGGTACAGGGGCTAGCGGCTTTCTCTAATGAACTACAGACCGGGCAGGGCAGTCAGCCGACCGCCAACGGCGGCCCGCCGGATGGTGGAAATCAGGGAACAGCCCAGGAAGGCTCTCCTAATGCTGCGGGAGGAGCGTCGATGGGGATGGGTGCGCAGTAAGTGAAATTATTGAAGGGAAGAAATGGCCGCTAACTATTTCGAACAGTTGCTTGGGAAGATCGAAGACCAGACTCTCCGTGATGAGTTTAAGGGTCTTTCTGCGAAGATTCCGGACATCGATAAGTGGATTGTCGATCCGGATATACAGAATCGCGTGAATACGGTTGAGTCATGGTACGCCGATAACTGGGACCCGGATGCCGGGATGCCAAAGGCGGAAAGGATTCAGCGGGAACGGATTGCGCAGCAGGAACAGGAGCTTGAAAGGCTCAGGACACAGTTAACCACCGCCAAGGGAAACGAGATGAACACTGATCAGCTTGAAAAGTACCTCTCTGAAAAGGGCCTGATCTCCAAGTCAGACATGGAGAAGACCCTGAAGGAAAAAGAAGACGGCTTCAGCCGGATTCTGGATATGGTGTCTTCTACCGCCACGCGCGTGCCATATCTGAACTCGAAATATAAGGACGAATTCGGTGAGTACTTTGACCCGGATAAGTTCCTGGAAGAGGCCACCAAGGCCAAAGCCACTAACCTCGATTCGTTCTACGAGCGTGAGTATGTGGCAGAGCGCCGCCAGAAACTCATGGCGGAAAAGCACCAGAAGGAAGTAGAAGAAGCGCGCCTCGCCGGGAAGCGGGAAGGACTTCAGGAGCGCGTTGCACAGGAAGGGCAGATGCCGACTCTTGACGGCTCCCCTGACCTTGGGCACTTCCAGATGCGAGTTATGGGCGGCCAGAAGGAAAATACATCGCCGGTCCCGGCTGATGCCGAACTGGGCCGTGGTCAGATCGCGCGAATTATGGCGCGCGAGGGAGATGCAAAAGCTTTGCAGGGACGGGTTAACTAATCGCCCGGTTGTATTTATATCAATGAAAGGTGGAGCCGTATAAGGCTCTAAGTAATTAAATTATATGGCACTTCCAACCTCGGTCGCGGATATCAACGCTTACACCGAACAGGAAATCGTACCTCGCACAACGGATATCATCTTCAAGAAATCTCCGTTGCTGGTCCGACTCCTTAACCGTAACAGCATCCAGTTCGACGGCGGTATCTACATCCAGCGCCCGTTGATGTATGCACAACTCAACGGCGGCTTCTTCGCGAAGAACGACACGCTGAACATCGCGTATGTCGTAACCGACACAGCGTTCGTGGTGTACCCGAAGTACGCGTACGTGTCGATCTTCCT